ATAATCAATACTGATCGTCATCTTCCTCATCGTACTCATTGTAATCGTCCTCATCATCAACATCTTCATCAAACTGATCCCAGTATGATTCATCAATATTGTAGTCATCATCATCCTCATAATCATCTTGCTCGTCATAACTAAAGTTAGACGAATAAAGAGGCTTGAGAAGTTCGCCTTGATACTCTCCAACAACTACATATTGGCAAGTGCGAAGTTTCTCACAATTACAATCAGTAGGCACACTAACAACATCACGCGGATTAATCTTTACGATTACGATACGATCACCACTCTCCACACTACCATAAGCAGCAACATAGTTTAATGCTCCAGCATGAAGTCCATCAGAGCAACCGCGAGAGCGATCATCATCAACCTTTGCTCGCTGCATTTTAACAGTGTTGCCTACACTATTATCAAATGCTCCACGATACTTGTCCTTATAATCATTCCTAACGGCCTTATACGCTAGGAAATGACCATCCTCAGTGATAGGCAGATGCTCATGTTCAAGGAAATCATAAAGTTCCTTTTGACTCTGCATACTAGGATTCTCCATTACATTATGAAGAAACTTAACGAGAGGTTCAAAGGGTAGACCTTTACTCATAAACTCTAGAATTCTCTTACTGATACTACCATGAACAGTCTCGCCCTCATAAGTGACCTGACCATTCTTGATCTCAACAAGACCATCGCTAAATGTAGCAACTGCTTTTTCTAGATCAACCACCTTTAGTAGTTCATCTGAAGTTGCAGTAGGAAGAATATCCAGAATCATTCTATAGTTAATATGATCTGGTAGAACCTGATAACTCTTGTTATTAAGTACCAGCGTCAGATTACCATCAACAAACATAAACGGAACGGCCATAATAAAAACTCCTTAGTGTGTTTAGTACCTGTGAAACTACTTAATCAAACTACTCAACTGAATCTTAAACAATTCTATCATACTATCATCCATACTCACAATCCAAGTGTTGTCTCTACTATAGTTATCTGTACTATTAGTAATAGGATTCTTGGATGTAATATTTCTGATACCAATCCGGTTGGGAGTGGTAGCCATAATATACTTGATTGTCGGGTTGCTGTCAACCTGTTCTTTAATAATTTTTCTAAGTTCACTAGCCTTTGGCAGACTATGGCTACTCTTATTATCAGAAGAGATTAGTTTAGCCCAATTATCACCAGAACCATCCCTATATAGAGTATGCTTTAGCCAATTGTTAAGTTGGTTGAAAGCAACATTAGTTTTCTTAACCAATTCAGCATCAACACTATCAATACCAATATCAGCAAACAACTTATTCATATGATCATAATAATCGCTTTTCTTGAAGCCATTGATATTGTAAGTATGATGATGTACTGTCTCAGCAAAAAACTCCATAACTAGATAAGAATCAACAACCTTGACCAGACTATTGTTTTTAATATATTTGGCATAGTCTAGTCCAAAAAAGTTTAGAATCGTGTAGCAAAATCGTCCAAGAACATCATACTGATGATAGTAATTATAACTGGACGATTCACGATCTGAGAACTCTTTTTTGCAAAACTCTACGATACTATTAAAGCATGATACTGATTCAAACTTTGGTTTGAAAACATTTTGTAGTTTATCTTTGAAGAAATCGTTGAATGTAATCATGTTACGATCACCTTCTTCCACCATCTTCTTAGCAACACTACTCTTGATAGCATAAATCTTGGTCTTACCAAAAACTTCCTTGATAAAATCTGCTAACGAAGGTTCGTTAATCATACTGTGCAAATCACAAATTTCTGGAAATCCCTCGTTCTGATTTACAGCATATCTAGTAATTGGCAAGTAAACAATAGTATCACTATCTTCAAAAGATTCAAGTTCGTCTTGATCTAAAGTCTTTAGCAAAGAGGCGTCGTTATAGTCAACAAGTAGAGTGCCACTATTTTTAGATGCTCCGTAAATAAAGAATACATCTTGATCACTAACGCTTCCCTGACTAGAACGATTAGATGCTTTTCTAGGAGAATTGCTCTTGATCAAGTCCTTGAACTCAGAAATATTCTTTATATTTTCCTCACCAACATCCTTGATTAGAGACTCAAAACCCTTGTTTGATTCGTTAATATTCTTAGAATCGATCATCAAATAAGCATAGCAGTCATTCTCGTTGCAATAACGAATAGCAATCTTTTTGGCAGTTTCTTCGCTCTTAACATCGCACACAAAGAATACTAGTTTACCAGTCTTACGACTACCGTAATAATAATCACCCTTGCCAGACAACGTAGCCAAGTGAATATGATTTGTCAGATAAACCATACGCCTAGACCTATAGCCAGCGGTTCTAAAATTAATAGCGTACAGATTCTTGTTGGCTCCAAACTTGTACTCTAGATCATCACCGCTGTTAATATCATGCTCTACTCCCTTGCTGTCCTTCCACTTAGCACCAACTCCCCAACCACCAGCAAGATCATTAAGGGTATAATAACTCTGTATTGCTTCAATCTTAGTTTTAGCACTAGCAATCTTTTTGCTGAATTCCTCTTTCATCTCCATGTAGATTTCTTGAGTCTTGTTACGCAGGGTACGGATAACTTCCTTAGTATACTGTAGACCCTCACGCGAAACATCCATCTCAAGTTGACCGATACCAAAATCAAGTTCAAGATAAAGATTCTGATTCGTAATCTCTGAAACAAAACTACGCCAGTTATCAATATCTGCCTTGCCAAATGTTCTATTCCACTTTTGAATATGATCTGGTTGCTCAGACTTTTGCTCTCCGATCAATTGTGACACAACTACTGGATAAGCAATATTACCCATGAGAGCCACAATACCGCTGTCAATATGATTATGAGCATTAGGAAAATGGCGAGAGTCATTACTAAATCGACAAACTCTCCAACCTTCGCCACTAATCACAATATTCTTATGACTATAACTATGATCATTAATATAAGAGATAGTACCACCTTCAATGATGGGCTTCATCTTAAAGTAATGAAAAATCCTCATGGACTTTAGACTAAACTCATGAAAATCGTGCTGCTTAACAGCAAAACTAATCTCTAGTCCATTAGGCTCATTTGTCTTAGAAATATCGAACAAATTGTGTGTGGGAACACCAGCATCATCAATAGACATTACATAAGTATACTTTTTACCATTGAAATAAGAACTAGTTGTAAAACTCTTAGTATAGGCAAAAGGACTCTTAGAACCTAGACCAAGACAACCAACAAAATCATTACTATCATTCTTGTTGCTTGCACCATAAGTGGTATATAGGTTCTCCATATCCTCTTGACTAAGACCAGTACCATAATCACGCACTGTAAAATTAGGATTAGCAGCAGTTGGCAACGTCACCTTAAAAGGATTCTTATTGCCCGCTGCAACATGAGAATCGTAGGCATTAGTAGACAGTTCACGAATAGGTGCTTGAATTTTGTCAGAATAAAGAGAGTCCGACAGAATCTTAAACATTTTACTCGTTTGTGCAATCGTAAAACCAGACGCACTACGAACACCAGAACTATGAGTATCAATAACCCGATCTGCCAACTTCATTGTGTTTCTCCAATTTCCTGTGAATCGACCTGTGATGCTCCCATTCTACATCGTCGTTTGGGCTTGTCAACCTTGATTCTTTTTTCGCACTCTTGAGATACTTATATAGCCCAAATAAATTGGTATTAATCCTAGATACCATATTGGTAATGCTATGCTTATAAACCAAATTCCACTAATTATAGATAAAATAGATAGCGGATAGATTATAAATGATGGAAAATTTAGTCTAGATAATAAATATGTTATTGGCCCAATCAACAACACAAATAGCACCACGATTGATGCTGCTAGTGCTAAACTAGCCATTAACTTTCGTCCTGATGATTTTCCCAACCATCATCTAATCCGTAGTTTTCATCATCTGTGTCATTATCTCCTAATTCAAAATTTCTTTCATCATAAGGAGTCCAATCTTCAACATCGTCATCATCAGCATCATCATCGTCGGCATCTTCAATAAAAACAGTTATGGCAGTTAGAAGATCATATACTTTTTCTAACATGATATCTATTTTGGCTAACTTTGTTTCTATCGTTTTCATATTTTTCTGGAGACTATCAATATCTTTAGATAGATTTTTGTCTATATTATGAATATCTTTATTACTTTTATTTATCTCTTTAATAATATTATCATAATCTCTAGACATAATAATCTCCTAAGTAAATTTTTTATATTCTGGAATATCGCCATTCTGGCGAATTTTCAAATCCTCATAATTTTGACAAACTCGCCTATAAAACTCTTGCTTTATATTCTCTAATACACCAGTAGCGATTGCTATCTTAGGATATGATACATCCCCCATAACTCCTGAAATAATTCTAGAGAAAACGTAATTTATATCCCCACAAATACTCAAAAACTCATCATTAGTTAGTTGTTCTTTATAGGGATTTGAGTAAGGATTATCCTTATTTGGAGGCACATTATCTCTTAAACATCCTAGCATATTCTCAATACATCCATCTAACCGTTCTCTATTTTGTTCTTTAATATATGGCATTAAAACCCCCAGCATTTACAGTTGAATTTAAGACATTCACTACACTTTGGTCCCGGATTTTCATTTCCCCAAGCATTAGCATTTGAAGTAAAACTTTCGGGACCAGTATCAATAATAACTAATTTATAATCTTTGCCACGACGAATTTTGCCAACATTGTGTTCGTGACAATCCCAAAATTTTAGTTTAGTTTTTTCGTATATTTGTTCGACTAGACATTGAATTTTTTTACGAGATACTTTCATGCTCACATTAACAATCTGAGTAACATATCCCCAGTTAGATTTGTATGGAGTACCTTTAAATGGTAACTTTCTTAAATTACCATAGACTTTAGGAGCCAGACCTAATTTGGCTAACTTTTTTTGTATAGAGTACGATTTTTGAGCAAGTCTTTTGTTAGCAAATTCTTTAAATCCTATCTTTTTGTGACCAATTATAGAATAGAATTGTGCTGATCCTCCTTCGCTCTCTAAGAAATCTATAGAGTATTTTTTAGTCATGGATGATAAGCCTCAACATTTTCCCCAGTTTCTATAACCTTATTTCCTGTCAAATGTTCCACTAAACTTATCGCCATACTTAATTGTTCAAAAGCACCAATAACTTTAGAAGATTCATTGAAATGTTCTTTTAACCAAGCATAAACTATATAATATGGTTCGTCAATTCTTTCGTCATTAAAGTAGTAATCCTCTATACGAGACACTCTTTCTATAATAGAATCCCCATTATAGTCTTTAATATCATGCACAGTTTCTATAAAGAATCGTATAACATGCGATTTAGGATTACCATCATTGGTAGCAAAACCATGAAAAAATCTATTTGGTTGAGTTGTCATGTAGTGTTTTTCCATCAGAATAAAGTGGTACAACAATAGATGGATCTAGGTATGGATTTTGTACAACTCTAATATCGTACAAGTCTCCACGATCATTTTTTCTAGCCCAAGCAACAGGTTTCATACTACTAATCTGTGAGCGTATTTTATCTAAATGATATTGAGCATTAATAATAGT